TCTCGGGATCCGCCGGGTCACCGAGCGGCAGGCGCCCTTCGTCTGCCCGGGCCTCGTTGATGACCTTCCACGGCACGCCGGCGAGCGCCAGCTTGTTCATCTGGGCCTTGTCGAGCGACTCCTTGATGTTGAGCCGCGTGAAGGCGAAGGCGAGGTTGTTGGCCCGGCCGCCGAAGGACTTGTCCCAGACGATCTCGCGCGTGATGTAGTCCTGCCCGAGCGACAGGAACGGACGGATGCCGGCGCTCTCGGTCTTGTCCTGCTGGACCTCTCCCGTCGCCCGGTTGATGTCGAAGGTCACGCCCAGATCCTGCGGGGACAGGCCAGCCACGGCGCAGATCTTGCGGACGAGGTAGATGTTCCACTCGAGGAACTGCATGTCCCGGTTCGTGGCCCGGAACGGGATGAACTTGGCGCCCTTGGTGCCGCCGATGAACGCCATCGCACCGCGGCCGGCGACCTCGGCCGCCCAGTAGCTCTTGAAGCCCTCGACCTGCTCCGGGCGCGTCCCCTCGCCGAGGTCGAGCATCCCGTCGGGAGCCGCGTTCGTGACCTGCCGCGTGTTGTACGCGCTGGCGTTGAGCTCGGCGTCGACCGTGTACTTGAGGGTCTCGAGCATCGAGAGCCCGACCGGCGAATAGGTCCGGGGGTTCGACATGATGTAGACCATGTCGGCGTTCAGAAAGCCGGCGAAGTCGACCGGGGATCGCTGGAACCAGTAGCGGATGGTCTTGGGGTCGCCGTCCCAGAACCGGTTGACGAAGATGCGGCCGCCGTCGGCGCCGTGCAGCGCGACGAGGTCTCCGCCGACCGTGCGCTCCTTCTCGATCGTCCCTGCGTCGAGGGTCAGCACGTCCTCGATGATCGGCTCGATCCAGCTCCGGAACGAGTCGCCAGACTCGTCGCCGCCACCCGGGTTCGTGGGATCCGACAGGAGCGCCTTGATCGCCTTGGCCCGGCCCTTGTCGTAGCGGCGGGTCTTGTCGAACGGGACGATGTCCCACTCGGACTGGCTGACCTGCGTCTTCATGAACCGGATCGCGGCCCGGACCCACTCGCCGTGCTCGGCCCAGTTGCGGAACAGGTTCGCGTCGGGCTTGCCTACGCGCTGCCGGCCGTTGTACGAGAGCGCAGCAGAGCTGACCGAGCTCGAAACAGGGCCCGTCCGGTAGCTCCTCCGGAAGGTGTCCGCAACGGCCTGTACGAGAGCCCCCACCTACCGCCTCTGCCGGAAGTGCGCCGCGAGGACCTTGTCCTGCTGAGCGTTCAGGTAGTCCGACTGGATCTTCGCATTCGCCTGATCGAGCGCCTCTGCGTAGGTCAGGCGGTGTGTTTCGATCGTCCGAAGAATGGTGACGAGGTAGTCCGGGACGACCCTGATGCCGTCCCGAAATTCGAGCTCAGTCGGCTTGGGAGGGTCGAACGCCATCGCGGGGAGTATGCACGAACAAGGCTAGGCCCCAGCGACCGAAGTCACCGGGGCCATCGCGAGGCTCGGACGCACCGCCCGGCACGATCTTTCGACCATTCCAGCGGGTATTGCCGTCTGCCTGCCCTAGATCCTACGCCGCCCTGCTGACCGAGCCGTACACGAACGTGTCGTTGACCATGTCGAAGGACAGGCCCTCGGCGTCGACGAGGTCGTCATGGCCCTTGGGGAAGCTCAGGAGCTCGACCTCGAACGCGGTGCCGCGGAGATCCTTGTGGTGGTGGACCTTGTGCGCCTCGTACTTGGCCGCGACCGCCCGGGCCCGGGTGACCTTGTCGACGTCCTGCTTCTTGCCCTCGACCGGGATCTGGGGGTAGTCCTCCATGACCGTCTGGATCAGGGTCGACTGGAACTGCTGGCTCTCGATGAGCACCAAGCTGATGGTCGGGTAGGCCGACCAGCCGTCGAACACGAATTCGGCGTGGTGGCTCTCGCGCTTGTCGCGGTAGGCCGACATCACGAAGAATTCACCCCGCTGGGTGCATGGCGAGCCGGCCGAGCAGGCGTCCCGGAACGTCGTCACGCGGGCCGTGAAGTCGGCCGCCTGCTTCTCGCTGGAAGCGAGGTCCACGCCCATCTTGCCCGAGTAGAGGTGGCCCTCCGGCAGCAGGTCGAAGTGGTCGAACGGGCCCTTGAAGATGTTGCCCTCGAGCAGGCCCGAGATGTCGTTCTGGTAGGCGCACGAGAAGAGCGGCGAGCCCATCGACGTCTTCTCTTCGAGGAGGCGCTCGACCGGCCAGACCTCCTCCCAGTAGCTGTGGAGCTCACCGTCGATCTCGACGAGGGCCGACACGAGGAGGCACCGCCAGCCCTGCCCGCCGTCCCGGATCAGCGTGATGAAGTGCTCGTACAGGTCGTCCTCGGACCAGCGGGTGCCAATCGAGATCACGACGCCGTCGGGCGCGAGCGTCGGCTTCAGGGTCTTGAGGAACCACGTCTTGACGTTGGCCCGGATGTCCGGGTTGGCCGTGTTCTCCTCGTCGAGGATGTCGTCCATGAGGATGATGTCGAACCGCTTCGAGATGATCGCGCCGCCGACACCGACCGCGAACAGGCTGACGTCCTTGCTCGTCGACCACGAGCTGCCCCTCCGGAGCCACTCCTTGTTCGTCCACTTGCTGGGGTTGACCTGATCCCCGAAGACGGCGCGGTGCTCCTCGTTCTGCTCGATCGTGTTCTTGATCGCGCGACTGAAGTCGAGGGCCTGAAGGTCGGTGTTCGACACGAGGCCGATCCGGACGTCCCACATCCCGATCAGCCAGCACAGGAGCGTGGTGTTGGCCCACGTGGTCTTGGCGGCACCGCGGGGCTCGAGGATCTGGGTGTGCCGGCGGCCGAGGATCCCTTCGAGGACGAACCGGATCATGGTCCGGTGGTGGGGCGCCGGCTCGTAGTTGGTGGTCAGCTCGCCATACGCGAGCACCGCCTCGGTGTACCGGTCGAGGAGCGTCTGCCCCGTCCGGTCGTCGGCGAAGAGCTGGGCGACCTCCTCGTCAGTTGGTCGGGCGAGGAGCCTCAATGCGGGGGATCGGAGATCCGCCAACACGCTTGGGCCCAGTAGCTCCCCGAGCTGCGTCGGCGATCGCCCGGAGAACGTCGGAGGGGAGTCCGTCGAGAGTGACGCTTCCAGAATGACGCTCCTCGGTGATCGTCGACGGCTGACCCACCAGCACGTTGAGGCGGTCGATGATCGCAGCAGCGGCCTGCGGTGTCACGCGCATCACCGGGACGCGCACGCGGATCTCCTTGCCGTCGTCGTCGATCTGGCGCACGACATGGGTCGCGTGCATGTCCTCGACGAGCTTCGTCAGGACCGCGTCGACCGCGTCAAAGGCGTGGTCAATGACCTCCATCGCCCGGACCCGGCGCTGCGCCTGCTTGTCGGCGGCCTTGTCGTCGGTCTTCTCGAGCGTCAGCTTCCGGAACGCCGCCCGGGCCTCTGCCCAGTGGTCGTCACGGGCTCTGGTCGCCACAGGGCTGTGGTTGGCGATGCCGTTGATCCGGCACAGCTCCCGGATGCCCATGTCGCCCCGAACGAACTGGTCCCGGAGCGCGACGTAGTCGTGGGTACGGTTCACCGTTAGGTCCCCACCTTCCAGAACGTGTCTGCGGTGGACTGTACCTCCAGCAGCTCCTCGGCCGCCTTGCCCACCCTGATCAGGTCACCGCTCTTGAACGTGGCCCGGTAGATCTGCCACTTCAGAGTGATCTCCTGACGCAAGTCGGTCGGGAGCGCGAACCAGTGGATCCGACAGGCGAACATCTCGCGCGGGATCTGGTTGGCGCAGCCGTGATGCGGGCACTCGTGCATCCGCGGCACCGCCGGCGTCTTCGGTCGAGGGCTCACGGAACCTCCAGCCAGATGCCCTCGGTGAACCGACCGCGCAGGGCGGCCTTGGTAGCCCGGGTCCGGTCGACCGTCGAGGACGCGATGCCGCGGTGCTCGGCCATCGCGTAGACAACCTCGAGAATGTCGGCGAGCTCGTCGGTGATGGCGTCGGCGCCAGAGGCCGCATCGTACTCGGCGATCTCCTCGTTGAGCTTGGCTCGGAGCGCCACGCCCATCGCGGTGCCACTGAGCGTCCCCCAGACGTGTGGCACGCCGAGGCCATCGAGGATGGCCGGGATCTTGTCCCGGACGAGCTTGCCGCTCACCTGACCGCGGCCCGGAGCTCACGGCGGGCCGTGATGGCGGTCCGGCCGAGCTGGCCGCCCTCGGTGACCGTCACCTCCACGATGCTGGGCACCGACGACATCAGGCGCTCGAGGATCCAGCGGGCGATCCCGTCGAGGTCCGTGGAGCCGCCACGCATCATGTCCTCGAGGTTGCGCTCGTGGAGCTCGCCGACGATCGACTCCAGCTTGTCGGGCAGCGTCCAGTCGACGCTGTTGAGCTGGCTGACCGAGGTCGCCTCGACGAAGTAGGTGTGGCCGTGGGGGTGACGTTCCTCGCCGTTGGACCGCTTCGTGCCGGCCGAGAAGTCAGCCTTCGCCGTCAGCCGCGTCTCCATCGTCCTCCTCGAGATGGTCGATGTCGACCCAGCGCCGAGCGGTCATGTCGTAGCGCCAGCCGAGCCGGACCTTGTCCGACGGGACCGTGGTCAGGACTCCCGTGTCACCGCGGCACACGAGGAGCAGCGACCCGCTGAGCGCCCCGAGGATGATCACCGGGACCTGCTCGGCGTCCTCGGTGGCCCCGTTCGTCCACCAGCCCTCGATGTGCCCTTCCAGCCAGTGCATCGCGCCTCCTACCTGATCCCGGCGTGCTCGGCGCACTTGGGCGCACCGATGATCTGGCCCGGGTCGCCAGTGTTGCCGATCGCGAGGATCCTGATCGCGAAGCAGATCCGGCGCTTGCCGCAGTACGAGCACCGCCGGACCGGGTTGTCGAGGCGCTCGATCCGGGCCACGAACCCGACCGCGAGGACCATCCCGGCCTCGTCGAGGGCCGCCGAGAACGCCGCGTGGTCGACCGTCATCTGGATCGAGACCGGCGCCTCGCTCATTCGCCCGCGGCGCCCTTCGCGTGCTCCGCCAGAGCGGCACCGAACGCCGCCCGGGACGGCAGCCATGCCCCGAACCGGAGCGCGACGGCGGTGAATTCCTCGATCGAGTGCTCCTGCATCTTGAGCGTCTTCTTCTCGCCGACGATGCCGACGTGCTTCAATTCGTGATACAGGAGTGCCTTGCGCTGCTCCTCGCTGAACGCGGCCCAGAGATCGCGCCGGATCTGGATCACCACGTCGATCCCGGAGTAGATCCGCCAGAACGGCGGCACCTTGACCGCCTTGCCGACCGTGTCGTGCTCCATGCCCTCATCGGCCTTGTAGGGCTTGGTGTCGAACCAGTAGCCCAGCACGACGTCGCCGGCGTCGACGGCCTCGCGCAGGGTGATCAGGTCGTTGAATTCGTAGAGCAGGTCCTTTGCGACCTCGGCGACCGCGTCGGCTTCGACGAAGGCGGCCTCGGCCTCGAACATCCCGGCCTGCGAGCCCTGCTCGGGATCCAGCGGTAGCGGCATCAACTCCTCCTATGCGTCCTCGTGGCCGCGGACGACCGGGAACAGGCTGGCGCCCCACAGGGTCATCCCGGTGGTCGAGGGCGACCAGTTGAGCCCGGGCACGGCGTGGTCCTGATAGGCGTCGTCGAGCTCGATGTCGGCGACCAGCCGGCCCTCCTCGTTGACGTGGACGTTCTCGGCCCAACCGATCGCCGGGCGCTTGAAGTCGTCGCCCTGCCAGAGCGGGATCCGCCCCGGGATCACGGCGGTGGCGGGATCGACGACCATGCCGTAACCCAGCGAGGCCTGCTCGGCCAGCGACGGCATCAGGACCACGGTCATCCTCATGCGCGGCTCGTGAGGTCGAGCGGCCGGGGCTTGCGAACGCGCGCCGGCGGCTTCGGGACGCCGATCGGCGCCTCGCCCTCCAGATCGTCCGGCAGGGCCTCGAGCTCGACCGGCGCCGTCACCGCGGCCATCGGGATCTTCGACGTCTCTCCGCGGGCAGCCTCGGCGAGCGTGGTCGTGTCGACGGCCTCTGCCGCCACGGACTCCTCGATCTGCTCCCGGGCCCGCTGGGCGGGGCTGCCCGACAGGTACTGGCGGAGGGCATCCTCGACGATCGCGCCGGCGGTGACGCCGTTCTGGATCGCCCGGGTGCGGGTCTGGTGCCAGATCTCCTGCTCCAGCTCGACCTTGTACCGCTGCTTGGTCATGCCACTCCTTCTGTGAGCTCTGGGGCGAGAGACAGCGACGCGCTGCCGCCGACGATCAGCCCCAGCGATCGCAGGCTCGAGAGGGTGTTGCGGGTGGTCGAGACGCGCGGGTCGTAGCCAGCCAGCGTCGCAGCCTCGTCCTGAGTGATCGCACGAGGGTGCTCACGAACGATGGCCGTGAAGAACGCCTGCTGAGCCTTGCCCAGCTTCCCTGCCCAGTAGTCGACCAGCGCGCCTCCGGTCGGAGCCGGCTCGAATGGTCCCAGCGCGGCGAGACCTGCCGGTGTGGGGCGAAGGAGATCATCGCCTCGACCCATGCCCGTAACGAAACCTCGGGTCCGGAGACGGCTGAGGGCGTTGCGGGTCGTCGAGACCGACGGGGAGTAGCCGGCCAGAAACGCAGCCCGGTTGAAGCTGAGCCCCGCCGGGAATTGCGCCAGCGCGGCGAGGAACGCGCGATCAGCCTTCCCGACACCCGATCCGACAAAGGCCTCCTCCTCGGCCGGGGTTACTGGCTCCTCCGGCCACTGGTGAACGATCGCGGTCGACGGTGTCGGGACGGTCTCCATCGACCGCCCGAACGTCGCTGTGTTCGGACCGGTGCGCCCGGGCGCCCATTCCTCGAGCTGGACGCCGATGCTCTCGCCGACCTCGGCGATCTCGCGGGCCGCGGCGCGGACGTAGGCGACCGCGGCCTCCAGCTTCTCCATGTCGCCGGCGGCGATGATCGCGACGGGTTCGCGGACTGTGACGGGCTCGGCGGCCTTGGCGCGCTCCTGCGCGCGGTACAGCTCGGTCTCGAAGTAGTCGGCCGACTTGCGGACCTGCGCGAGCTGGCGGCGAAGCTCCGCCGGGTCGTCCTGCTGCTGGCGCTCGGCGAGGGCGACGATCTTGGCCCCGAGGGCGTTTACGTCGAGCGTGAGCCACGCAGCCGGCGGAACGATCGCCTCGCCGGGCTCGGGGGTCTTGCTGCTGTCAAACGTCTCGGCACGGTCGATCTGGGCGCGAACGAGGATGTCGAGCCACGCCGGGGACCAGATCCACGCCTCGCCGCGCGCAAGGCTGCCGATCGAGGCCATGACCTCTTTCTGCTTGTCCTCGGCGCTCTTCGCGCTGATCCACTCCAGAACCGCCTTGCGGTCCTGCGGGGACGTCGTCTGGTGCAGGATGAGCAGCTCGATCTGGGTCAGGACGTTCTTGTTGATCACCGCGGCGCGCTGGCTGATCAGGATCACCCCGAGCCCCCGCAGGCGGCCCCGGCGGACGATCGACTCCATCGAGCCCAGCATCTTGATCTCGGTCGTCTGGGGCTTCTGGGGCGCGAACGTGTCGGCCTCGTCGATGATCAGCAGCAGGGCCGACGGAAACTTGGCCTTGTACCGATACAGGCGCTCGAGGAACGCCGTCATGAACGTCACCTCTTCGCCCTTCGTGTCGAAGTGGCTGAGGTCGACGATGTAGGCGCCCGGGTTCTCGACGACGGCCTCGGCGATCGTCTTGCCGATGTCGGGCGTCAGGGCGATGTCCCCGTGGGCCCCGCCGAAGATCACGACCCGCAGGCCCGCGTGCATCCCGTCAGCGGAGCTGCGGAGCCCCCAGAACGCACCCAGCGGGTCGATGATCACGACCGGCAGCCGGGCCTTGATCACCTGCTCGGCGATCTTCTTCGCGGTGTACGTCTTGCCGGCCGACCGGCGCGCGAGGATGCCCGTGACCTCGGTCACGAGCTCTGCCGGCAGATCGACGCCCGGGGCGATCCTGATCACAGGGGCGGCTCTGCTGCCCGCATCGCGCGCCCTAGCTTCTGGATGATGCCGACCACAATGCGGACGCGCGGCAGGATCTCCTGCTGCATGACCTCGTGCGGCGAGATCGGGCGGGCGTAGTCGCCCAGAGCCAGCAAACGCAGCAGCTCGTGCATGTCGTCCTGCATCAGGGACATCGCGTCGGAGTGCTCGTCGCGCGGGACAGGCTCGCCTTCGAGCTCGAGGATCCCGCGGACGGCGCGCCCCAGCTCGTAGTGGAGCATGAACCAGAACAGGTGGGCGTCCCGGGCCACGGCCTGACCTTCCACGATCCGGCGAGCCACCGCGGTCTGGTCAGGCCGTCGGAGGTCCGCGGAGCGGTGGATGACCCTGATCTCCCAGTCGCCGATCCCGCCCTGCGTCCCGAGCAGGTCGATGTAGTCGTGCATCAGGCGCATGGCGCGGTTCTGAAGCGCGAGGAGCTCCTCTCGCAGCTTGTCGCGCTCCACTCGGAGGACAGCGTCGGTCAGGCGGAGGCGGACGGCCGAGATCTCGACCTCGACCTCCGCCAGATCGGCGAGCAGGGCCATCAGTTGAAGGGGAGCTCGTCGAGGTCGGACAGGTCGTCCGCGGGCTCGGTCGGCTCCTGTCGGCGGTTCGGCGGGGCGCCGCGCTGTTGGCGGCTGCCGGACTGGCGCTTGGGCCGCTCCTCCTCCTCGTCGTCGTCATCGCGAGCGGCGCGGGTCATCAGGTCCTGCCAGACCTGCACGTTGATCTCGGTCGTGTGGCGCTTGGAGCCGTCCTGCGCTTCCCAGTTGCGGGTCTCGGTCCGGCCCTCGATGTAGACCTTGTCGCCCTTGTGCATCTTCTCGGCGAACCGCTCGCCGGACTCGCCCCAGATGACGAGCCTGAACCACTCCGTCTGCTCGGTCCACTCGCCGTTCTGCTGGTAGCGACGAGTCGCGGCCACCGTGGCCTGCGTGACCGCCTGACCCGACGGCGTGTAGCGCATCTCGGGATCGCGCCCGAGGTTGCCCATGATCTGCTGGCGGTTGAGATAGGGCATCAGGCGGTGATCTCCTCGGTCTCGATGACGATCTGCATCGTGTCGACGTCGAGATGCGCCCCGACCGCCGTCTCGCCTTCGCCCGGGATCCCGAGGTAGAAGGGGTCGTCACGGAAGTCGGTGCGTGCGTCGATCACGACGGTGGCGAGGTCGCCGTTGGGTGCGTGGCTGGCTGCCCGCTCGAGGACGCGGATCAGCTCACGGACGGTCCGGCTCATGCGGGCCCGGTCTGGCCGGCGTGAGCCTCGTCGGCAAGCGCGCTGCCCGGGAAGGACAGGCCGGCGGCCGTTTCAGCGTTCTGCTCGCTGATGGCGCGCTTCACCCGGTCCTCGACGGCCTCGAGGTCGGTGATGGCGATGGAGATGTGGCGAGCGACAGCCGACCGGCCAAGGTCGCTGCGCGCGGTGCGGGCCTCGTCGAGCGCCTCGCTGATCAGGTCGAGAAGACGGTCCAAAGGTGGAGACCTCCGTGGGTGGGGTTACTCGGGGTTCGGCCGACACCGGGATGCCGATCGGACCCCGAAGTGGGAGTATGGGGCCTATGGGCCCCTCCTGCAAGGTGGATCCGCGTGGTATCTG